GTTAAAAATCTGGTTGTTTTCTCAGTGTAGTGGGATTATCTACTGTTAATCATGATGCAGACAGAGAATAAGAAAGACGGTCTACCGGAGAAGACGTCCAGATTGCCAATTCGAACAGCAACTTTTTATTGTACAACTGGAAATACATTCATTGGTAAGGTTTCAAAAGCGCTGGGTACAACATATGTAGTGGTGAAGGTTGGAATGTCAACGCATATTCAAGGAGTTAATGCACCACCACCACGCTCATCAGTTATAACCATTTCAACGCCATGTGCTATTAAATTGGTAGATAGGGAGGCTACCGTTTATTTTATGATTTCAGATAACGGAATTGAAGCGCGCATTGGTCGTTGGCCAAGATACAAATTTGAAACTGTCGACACGAGTGCTAGATTTTGTAAAATCCAAATTGGAAGTGAGGTCGTTGAGGAGTCGCTAAGAGTTGGAAAGGCAGTTGGAATGGTGCCACCCTATACAGATGAGGAAGTTGCTGAGATAGGTGAAGATCTTGATCTACCTGGAGTATCATTTATGAATGTGGAATCTTCAAATGTTGGTGAGTATAGAAATAAGCTTCGAGAACAGCGTGATGTAAGACGTGATGTGATAGGAGCAGCCTTAAAAGAGATGGGCGCTGCAAGAAGTGAGGGCGTTCTATTTGGAATGAGACCTGAAGTTACAGCTAAGCTTCAACCTACTAAGAAAATTGTTTCAAGAGTGCAGGGCAAAAATGATGATGCAAAGCCTAAGGGACAACGTACACCAAAGGTTTTATCGCCAACAGGTAGTCAGTTGTCTTTAAACGTAAATCCATTTACATTTAAAGAACCAGAATCTGACGACGCAAGTGAGATTGCGAGAATGCTACGTGGAAAATTGATTATTGAGCCCAAGTCTCAAGCTACAGTGGAAGACGTGTCAGTGTCATCTCCATCACTTCTGGCGGAAAGAATGCGATCGCCTTCACTTTCTTCAGTAATGAGTGTGCAGCTGGAACAAAAGAGTGAAGTTGGCAAGCCAAAGATTATGGAAATATGTAGTCCAGTTCAAAAAATAATCACTTCCCCTATGAGTAGTGGTTTTAAGTTATCTGATGAATATTGCAATCTGTCGTTGGCGATTCATTCGGATGAGAATTTGGCGCCAGAACTAGCTGCTCTAGAACTAGGACAGCCCATGAAGCTAGGAGCGTTTGAACGGATTGTTTCCACCTTCAGTTTTCAGAAGGTGGGTGTTTTACCAATCTTCAACATTAACCAATCTACTTGTGAATATAGTTTTGCTGGATATGAGAATGTAAACAAAGCCGTGCTCGTAATCTCAGATGGGATGTTAATAATTCTTCCAGTGTTTTGAATAAAAAGTGTAATTTCACTGATTCTGATGTGTGATCAGAGGAGGAACATTATTTTTAAGTAGGTCTAGATTAGACATATTTACTTTATTATATTATATCTATATGATATTTAGTTGATATAGGATATCAGTAAAAATAGTATCGCTAGAATTGCGGTAGATATCTTATCTTCACTGTGCAAATCTAGAACTTGCATACTAATGTGAGGCCCATGGAGGTAATGCGCTCACCCTGAATGTAAGTCGCCAGATTCAGAGTAC